TTTTGATAACGCGGAGCTTATCCACTTCCTTTTGCTTTCCGTTTTTCCAGACTTTTTTCTTTTCCCCGGTACGCTCCAGAATTTGTGGGCCATACATGATGTTTTGTACGAACCCGCCGGGATAAAATTTCTTTCCGGCTCTTGTTCCCCCGATGCCCCGCCTGCCCGCCTTTACGGCCCGGGGTTTACCACTGCGGATGGCCGGCATATCACGGGCATTAATCAGGAGCACCGCGCGGGGTTTTGCTGCTGTCGCTTTGATCAACCGCACACGCCGTCCGACAGGTTTCACGGGAAGTTCTTGCGCCTTCGCCACCGAGGCCACGGCTCTTCTTGCCGCTGAACCGGCCATTTTATTCAGCGTCTGCGCCGTGATGCTTTCCAGTGCGCCCGGGGTGCCACTCAGAATGGTTCGAAGAATATCGGGTGATGATTTCATATATGACCTCACTCAATACGTATCAGCGGTTTACCGTTAAAACGCCGGTGCTCCGTTACCACATACTCCTGGCCTTTCCAGGTCACGGCATGCTGACGGCGAGGTATATAGGTATCGGAAAACACCACCAGGACAATCCCCTCACCATTCAGCGCAGCCATCTCAAGGGACTGGGTTTCTTCCACCACCTGATACGTTTCGCCCTCAATGACAGCCTGTTTCGACATGCGCTCCGCCGTCACCTTGTCCATGCGGGCGCTCAGTTGCTCAAAAGGTGTGGTCATCATTTCCCCTTTCCGGCACAACAGTGCCGGATTGCAGGCATAAAAAAAGCCCTGACGGGCGTTCGGTTGAAGCAAAGTGAGTCGCGTTATTTGCCGGTAGATTTCACCAGTCCACGATGATCCAGTGGTGCCACACCAGCATCGATGCGCACTTTGGTGGCAATACCATCGGTCGTAAACCCTTCCTGCTGGTCAATATATGGCGCGTCCACCCCGTTCAGGTAGGCCACCTCAATGGTGTCTGTCCCTTTTGCAGCCGCCAGATACCAGGCAAACGGATCGTTTTCATCCAGGCGCGCTTCGGCAATCACCTCGGCAAAGTTCTGCACCGGATTCATAATCCCCGCGTTGATGTCTGCCCCCTTCACGCTGGCAGACTTGATGGTCTGGTTCGCGGTGGTTTCCAGCGCCACCGGCACCAGCATAAAGGCCGGTCGAATATTCAGGGAACGTTCGCCTTCTTTCTGCAGACGCATCAGTTTACGTGCATCGTCCAGGCTGCTGACCGAGATGGCGCCGGATGAGAGGTTCTTGTGGTCAGCATGGAACATCGCTTTACCGTCAGATAACTTCGCATTGCTGGTCAGAACCAGATACACCAAATCACCAATAGTCGCTTTGGCCGCACGCCCCATTTTCATTGGCACATCGGTCAGCTGATTCAGATCATCATTGATGATCGCCTGGCGGGTGACGGAGAAGATTTCACCGTAGGTAGCCAGCGCGATGGTTTCGCCTTTATCGCCCGTGGTGATGTATTTATATTCCGCCCCTTCACGTACCTGACGCAGAGACGGGAAACCGCCCAGGCCTACACGATGCGCCGTTTTAAAGTCAGACAACTGGCCTTTTTTAGTCCACAGTTCGAAGGATTCATTCGCTTCCTCCCAACCCTGCAGCAGGGATTTATTCGCCACATCAAGCAGAATGTTACCGAAATCGGACGTGCTGTGCGTGAGTGAGAAACCGATCATCTGCATCGGGTTATAGGCAGCAACGCCGATACCGCGCTCTGTCAGCGACATACGAGCCATCTCACGCATGGTTGTGCCGTTGTAGATATTATCACGCTGCATGTCTTCATAACCTGCACGCGCCATCAGTGCCTGGCGAATACCATCACCGACAAAATTACCATTGCCAGCATAAATATGTGCCTGGGTCTGCGTCGTTTTATTTGAGGGCGTCGCGCTCTTGCCCAGTTCAATCAGCAGCTTATCTTTGGCTTGTGCGATGGAGCATTCAACATCAGAAACACACTGTTCCTGCAACTCCAGATGCTTACCACCGAACATGGCAAACAAGTCTTTAATACCGTTTACACGCGCTTTCTGCTCGGTCAGCACTTGCTGGCGAATTTCAGTTTCGTTGATGTTTTCCGGCGCATTGGTTGTCTGCGCAGGGGTATTTTGCAGCGGCTCACGCGGCACGGTATTGCGTGGTGGGGTGATCATGTTGCGGATTGTGCGTGGCATCTTCTCGAATTCCTCAATACGTTTTGACTGAATACAGGCCATAGCCTGAAGGGATGGAGTAACTTCGTCGGCAAAACCCAGCGCCAGGCATTCAGCACCGGAAAGCCAGGTCTCGTCCTCCAGCATGGCGGCGATTTCTTCCTTGGATTTACCTGTTTTTGCCATATATGCCGGAATAAGAACGCCTTCGAGCTTATCCAGCAAGTCAGCGTAATCACGCATGTCGTTCGCATCACCACCTGTGAACCCCCACGGCTTGTGGATCATCATCATGGTGTTTTCCGGCATGATGACCGGGTTTCCCACCATCGCGATAACAGATGCCATCGATGCAGCCAGACCGTCGATATACGCGGTGATTGATGCGCCATGGTGTTTCAGGGCATTAAAAATGGCGATGCCATCAAAGACATCGCCGCCAGGGGAATTAATGTGAAGGTTGATGTGAGTGATATCACCCAACGCTTTGAGGTTCGCCACAAACTGTTTCGCGGTCACTCCCCAATAGCCGATTTCATCGTAGATATAGATGTCGGCGGCGTTGTCATTGCTCGCCTGCATGCGGAACCAGCTATTTTTTGCGCTGGCTCTCGGGCGGTTCATTACCGGTCTTTTCTTCCTGGCCACTGGTGGCTCCTTTGTCATTAGCCGGGTCGGTATCGAATACCAGTCCCTGCTTGCGGTTTTCATCGATTTCCGCCTTCCGGCGTCGTTTCACATCATCCGGGTTAGCACCACGAGCACGCACCCATTCGCTTTCGGTCGCAGCTCCACCACGCAACAGGATTCTCCAGGCGTTTGCCTCTTTAACGGGATCAATCCATGGCATTACCGGGCCAGAGAACACAGCACTATAGAGCGACTCTTTATCCACACCGGCAGGAACAGTGATTTGACCCGATACAATGGCCATATTCAGCCAGGCGCGGTACATCGGACGGGTAACGGCTGCGATAAACGCATCCTGGAGGATAAAATAACCTTCCGTTGACTCCACCAGTTCCTGCCGTTGGGCGCTGTAGGTGCCATCATAGTTACGGGCGATACTGGAAAAGCTGCCTCGCGAGCCAGCCGCAACAGCCCGCAATTGCCCATTACGAAAGTTTTCAAGGTTGGGATTCGGGCGGTCGGATTTAATCATCCCAATATCTTCACCGGGGCGTAGATCATCAAACAGCATGCCCGGTTCAATATTGAGATCACGATCGCCAGCTGAAGTACCATCCGGGTAAGATTGACCATCACCTTTTTTGATGAACATACCCAGCGCTGCCGCAATCCGCGCTGCTGTCAGTTCTGCATCTTCATACTCTTTAAGCGCAGAAAGACGCATCAATACACCAGCGAGTAACGAGTTCCCACGGATTTGATGCAAACGACGCATGAATTTAAGGTGCAACATACTGTCAGCAACAATATCTTTGGTTTCACCCTGCCTCATTCCCTCTACTGGGAGGTTCTTGTAAACCAGGTATTTCGTTGGTCTCCCCCAGTTATTGAGGTAGATGCCCTGGCATAATTTATCAGCTGGATCGCTACGCTCCAGCGGCACAAAATCAGGCTCCAGTGCTTCCAGCCAGAATGGTATACCCGCAACCGGGTCCAGCCCATTTCCGGTACCACTCACAAGTTGTGCAAATACTTCCCCGTCACGTAACCAGGTTCGCGCCATGAGTCGCTCGAGTACCGGGCGTGTAAATTGCCCTGTAACGTCCGGTGAGACTGACCATTCAGCCCATTTAGCACGAATATCTGTTGCCAGCTTAGCGGCCAGCCTTCCGTTTTTAAGTAACGGTTGAGGCTCAACGATGATCCCCTTCGCCCCGACTATGCGCTCCTCAAGTTTGTCGAGCAGGCCAATAACTAAATCATGATTGCAATCCAGCCAGCGGGCCTGTTCGCGCAGCGAGCGCCCGCCAAACCGGGTGAGCTGATTGGCAGACCGGTTTTCACGTTTCGCTTTGTGAGTGCGGGAGGGGTGGGTCGCTTCATAGCCAACTATTTCGTCAAATCGAATATTGTTTCTGCCTGTGTGTTCATCATAAATATTAAGCAAATGCATCGATTTAACTCTGGATAAGGCCCACTGTGGCGAAATGAGCCTTAGTGTATTCTCGATCCAGCTCATCGCGAGAACCTCGCCAGCCTGAATCCCCTTCGGCCGCCGCTAGTCGCACTAGCCGTAGTAAACTTACGCTCCCATTCCTGACGCCCCTTGCGGATTTCACTCAGATTCTCCATGGTCATCTGCTGACCATTAAAGGTGATGGATTTACCCTGAAGGATTGCCATTTCAGCTTCAGTGTAGCGTCGGATCATGTCCTGAATATCATTAAGCGTCACACCCAGCCTCCTGAATTAGATGGTGCCCATGCCGACTCGCGGGCAGATTTCTTTGTCTTTGGCGCAGATCCTGACAGTGCTGGTTTAGTAACCACTGCCATATCTGACGCATTCGTAGAGGATTCAGCCAGAAGATAGGTTTCACGACGCGCCCATTCAGGCGCATCAGGCCATTTAATCTTTTCGTAACCATGGAGAATGACCAGCGCATGTGCATACACCATAAGGTCAAACGCTTCGTTCGCACCTTTACCGGGTTTGGTCCATTTACCATCAGTTGATCGTTCCTCATAGGTCAGTTCTTCATAGAACCACTCACCCAGCCAGTCCGGAAAATGAACATAGTTCGCCCCCGGCACATCACGCCACAGCGCATTATTAATCCGGTCCTTAAGAGCGTTGGTTTGCAGAAGATATATAGGGACATCACCCGCTGCTCGCGCACGTCGAGTGGAACGGTTTGTGTTATCAGGTAAGGTTTCAGTAATCAGTTTGGAGCGAGCTTTACCGTCCCCCTTGAATAACCAGACTTTGCGTTGCAACCCATCACGACGGCAGCGCCGCCAGAATGCATAGGCGTTATCGGTAACCCCATCTTCACCACCGGAATCCACCGCCATGGCCATCAGGCTCATCCGCATTCCGGGGTTGCCATCGAGTGCCCAGGTTTTTTCAAGCACATCTGTACGCAGCAAATCCCAGTCTTCCGGGAAACTACTGGGGTCAATAGGAAGGCTTTCTCCCTCAGCATTACAACGCAAGGACTGCTTGATGTTGTAGCGGTCGACAATCCAGCGCTCACCCTGAGCGCCGTAGCCAACGACCTGAACAACGAAGCGGCGATTTTTACCCCCCTGAACATCGACGGTCGCAACCATAAATTGCACGCCAGTAGGCACACTGCGTTTCGATACCGGCTCGGCACGCACCATCAGCACATCGGTACGGCGTTGATCCGCACAGGAACGGGGTAAATACGGTACCCCCCAGTCCGTGTTGTAGACCGATTTCAGTGTTTCTTCGCTGCCGGTAGCCTCGAATTCCTGCTCGGCGGTGAGCAGTTTGTACACCAGTTGCGACCAGGTCTGATAAGCCGCTGCCGGGCCCTCCATCCAGAATGACGCCACCCGGGAGCGACGGGCTTCGCCGGAGATGATCCCCTCAGGGCTGATGGTCTGCCCCTCCTTCAGCCAGACACCGCGGTTATTCAGCTCCCGCTTCTGGTCTGCGGTAATTTTTCCGGCACAGTGTGGGCAGGCAATATGTGCCTGCTCGCTGGCTTTAAGCGGGTCACGCTCTTCACGAAACCCGGTCATGGCCGACATCTCAGGCTGAAAATAGCTGCGGCAATGTGGGCATGGCCAGTACCAGCGACGCCGGTCACCGCGATTGTAAAGTGACATGATACCGGTGCACGGCGGGGCTTCATGCGCCGCCGTTCTGCGCCACTTGGTATCTTCAATATCCCGACCGGGCGAGGACTCAACCAGCGTCATACCTGCGGACATGAAGGTCGTGGTGCGCTTGGACGCCAGGGAGAACGCGTCCCCTTCACCATCGACGTCTTCCGGGAAACGGTCGTAGTCGGTGAGCGCCACGCGCTTATAGTCGGAAGACGAAAAAATACTGATCGATGGCCAGCCAATTTTAAGAAACGAACCGTCACGGAACATTTTATCGTGGACGTTATTGTCGTTCCGGCTGGGACTCAGTCGCTTCGCCATTTCCGGACTGGCCCTGAACATACGGGCAAGACGTTTTTTGGAATGCTCCTGCGCCTTGTCCTGGGTCATCTGAACCACCAGCATGTCGCCGGGATCGCATGTCACGCTGTACACTATCCAGCCGTCAATCAACCCCAGCGTTTTACCCGCACGGGCCGGACACACAAAGATCACCGCATCAAATTCGCGAGAGGATAAGAGGTTCATGGCCTCTATCATGTAGGGGGTCAGTCCTGGCTCCCACGGCATGGCATTGCCCGCCCCCATGGGAACCCGCATATAATCTTTCACCGCTTCCGCGACCTGCATTCGTCGGGGAGGCTTAAACAACGCCGCCACGCTCTTACCCACGCGGACCGCACTGGCATACTGGCTATTCATCAGTCACCTCTGCTCTTTCATCCTGATTAAATATCGCCGCAGCACTGGCCTGATAGGTGCGTTCGAAAAGAGCATCACGCAAATCGTCAATCGTTTCCTGCACCATCGCGAGGCCCTTCGGCGTCATCCCCGCATCACGTTCAAGCCGGTCAGGCAGCGTTTCAAGCTGCTGGACAACGGTCTTGATGGTGGCGGCATACACACTGGTGACCTCATGCTCAGGGATCAACTGACGTAACTCTTTCTCAAGCCAGATACGGCCTTTTTCTGAGTCATACCAGTCTTTACGCTCTTTCGGCGGCATCTGGCTGGGGTCGTGTAAGGCATCCGGATCCTGTGACGGGGAAGTACGAAACAATGCCGGCGCGGCATCCTTCAGATCAAACACCGGACTGCCACGGACTTCGCCCACCACCGGCACCCGCCCTTCTGCCAGCCGGCTCTTTACTGTCCTGCGATCGATGCCAAATGCCTCAGCAAGCCTGGATACACTCCAGTGATAAACACCGCCCATATCGCTGACATTTGACATACTTCACTCCATGTACAGCTCAGATGTACAGCTCGATTCGGCCTTTCATTTTTATAATCAATGCGTTAGCACATACCCACCTGTACATCGCTAAAATCAAAATGCACAGATGGAAACCCGATTAATTTATAGTAATCAGTAAGTTAACTGACCTGTGGTGGAGCACATGAAAATGCAAAAATGTGCCGCTGGCCGGGGCGCTGATGACCCGTGGCAGGGGTACCCCGCCGGGAGTACCTTTTGATAATAATGATTATCATTTGATATATTGGCGAGGCTGGCGAGGTCAGAAACCCAGGCGGACGTGCCCCTCAGGCGTTCCCGGATCGGTGGTGATCCACGACGTGCCTATGTAGGTGTTTGCCTTGGCGTTGGTATCTTTATCCAGTGCGGTCAGTTTGCCGTCGGCACTCAACCACAGACGTGCACCACGTGCCCATGTCTCGGTGTCCACCTTTGGCAATACGAACACACCCGTCATCATCAGGACACCATGTGCATCCGAAGGGATATCGTGGTTTGCCACACCGACCACTGCGCCAACTGCGACCGGTTGCCCGGACACCACATCCTTGCCTGTGCTGTTGTGCCAGTCCATGGTGTTGCCATCTTCGTAATAGTTCTTTGCCATCGTTATATCTCCGCTTATTAATGAAATCACACCCGTAACAACCTGTTGATACAGACGCAGGCATTTTCGCAGGCACTCCATGAATGCCTGCTGAAATGCTTAGGTTGTACTGCCATCACCAGCAGGCGCACCCAGAAGACCGTTGAGCGCAGTATCGACGGCACTGTCAATCTGACTGTCCAGATCCGCTTTAATCTGCGCCTTTACTGCGGTGACTACCGCAGTGGATTGCAGGGCATTTTTGACCAGGTCATTCGTTACTACATCTTTGATATCAGGCATTACTGTTTCCTTTCTTTTATTACGGCCTTGCAGCCAGTTGAGAATAATCACGCGGAGGCTCCGCATTCAGGGTGAAAAAAAGCCCCGCAAATTGCGAGGCCGTAGATTGGGATGGCTTAAATCCATATGTTTCTTAATGTTATTTACAGTTTACGCATGTAACTATATGAATTTATGTTTAATATTTTACATGGTTTTCTTCTGTAACATTTGCCAAACTTCGACTCCACCTGCTCCCCAGCTTGTGGAGTTTTTTTATGGTCGCCTGTAATGGACAGCCTGTTTGCGTCGTCGTTTGTGAATTAACGATATTTTCTAAAATATAATCCCATACCTACTCAGCATGATTCACTACAGCATCGTATGACCGTTCACACGTAAGTCCCGCTATTCGGGCGCGGTAGCTGTTGCTGCCAGTTACTGGTTTCTCTTGACTGGCTCACACAGGCAATGGCGGAAAGCTTGTGGATATTTAGCTATTTGCCTACTTGAATTTTTAATGGAGTCTCATTCTCCATTTCGGCACTCATGTAAAAATGAGCTTCAATAACTGGCTTTCGACCTGAGCGAGTATGAATTGACGTGTGAGACTGCATACCTAGCAATGCGCCATCAACAGCCAGACCATAACCCAGGAATTTATCACCATCATAGAGATGGGCCAGTTGGATTTGTTTGGTTACCATATAAATGTGCCCTCAATAAAAAAGGCCACCACAGTGACCTTGAGTTTAAAAAATGTTGATGATTTTAATCACTTAGCCCAAGTTTCTTTTTTAGGTAAGCTTTCAACAGTTCAGCTCCAACATCTTTCATCACGGAAATTGGCTCATTACTAAATTCTTTTAGCTTTTCGAACACATCTTTGTTATCAAGCGTTGATGCGAACTCAGTACCGCTGGCTGTAAGCCGAATATCCGCATCATAAACTTCCATTCCATCAAGGGTCTGTATTAATCCAAGTGAGCCCAGATTGGATGAGCACAACCCAGCGTCACTAATAAACCCCTGCTCAATTAACAGCATGTAATGGAAAATACCTACATCGGTACTGATATCATATCCAGCTGAAGCCAGGTCGTTTATCGATATTAACGGTGTTTCACTATCTAAAAACACCCTCAGCATTCCTTTTATATAATCAAGATCTTTTCTCACACCAGGCACCCTATAAAAAGCAAGAGTGTGCATACTATTGTTTCATCGCCTGACTTTCCAATGTATCAGAAGTAAAGTTGGTCCCCCTTACTTAGCAGGATGTGCCAATGAATCGTAGGCCCGTTCACACGTAAGCCCCGCTATTCTGGCGCGGTCAGCTTCTGCTGCATATTCTCCCGCTGCTTTGTCAGATTCACTGAGCATCCCGGCGAGCATATCGGCGGTGGTGTCCCCTGACGGGCCTGTAGCGGCAGCGGTGGGAAGCTTGCGGGTTTCACTTGCTGCGAACTGCTTCCTGATAGTTGCGAGGGTGAGCTGCAACTTGTCAGCAGCAGACTTAGCGTTAGCAGCATCAAGCCGCGCTTTGTTGAGTTGGTTTTGTGCATCCGCTGTTACCTGGTTGATTTCGTGTTGACGGCGCTGCTCTTCGTTGCGCTCTGCACGCTGCTTAGCGGCTAGCGCAGCCAGGTCGTCAGCGTCACGCTTTGCCCACTTCAGCTGCCAGACCTGACGCTCGTCCGACTGACCGGAGATGTAGCCATGATGGTGAATGCCCCATAACACCGCAGCCACCAGCACAAAGGCACTCACTGGCTTCCAGATAAGTTTCAGTAGCCAAAGCATGAGCTACCCTCTCCAGCGGGCTTTGTCCGGTCGCACATCGAAGTGTGTGAAACTGGTGTAGCGACCAATGCCGCAATTGTCCGGATAACAAAACTCCAGCCAGTCAGCCACCAGCGCAGGTGAATATCCTTTAACGCGAATATCTGCAGCGTTACCTGACAGATGTTGACTGTGAGGTTTTCCCCCGACAGCTTCATTGTGTTTCTCACAACGACACCCACAGTTAATCAGCACTATGGCGTTAAAGTGGCTACGGAGTTTCTCCAGTTGGACCACCAGCTCCGGGTTGATGTTGCTGAAATCGCAGCCGCATTTACAGGCAAATTCACTGCGGTTAAAATTTGGTGAAATATCACCCATTCTGTTTACCTCCTGTCGCGCCATTCAGTGACGGAAATTTAACGGCCAGCACACGTTTCACTGTATTCCAGCCAAAGACACCGATCCCGACTGATGTCAGGTAACCCCAGTCCTCGGTGTTAATACTGCACGCTGTCAGTAATCGATCAACACCAAAAGCCAGTGCCATACAAACAGCGGTTTCAAATAGTGAAGCTTTGATGCTGTCACCGTTATGCCAGTGGCGTAATGCGGCCAGAACACCAGCGACTACACCATAGCCGAACTGCTGTCGGTACAGATGCACCAGTTGTAAAAAAGTAAGAGGTTCAGCCATATGGCCTCCGGAAATAAAAAAACCACAATAAAATCAGGATAAAGAAAATCGATAGCACCAATGGTAACTGGGCTATTTCGGATTGATATATGAGCTAATATGGATATATTCCACAGACCGATATCTGGCTGAATTTGAGGTGAATCAATGACGTCGTACTGTTGACTGTTAATGTGGATACATAGGCGCTTAAAGTCAGAGGGATGGCTGATTAACTCTGGTTAATTGCTACAGTCATTATTGCAATTTTTATAAACGAATCAGAAAAACCAGCAGAAACCTCCTCTATTTGCTCCATTAAGTGCGGTCATGAGGTCCACGAACACGGCAGGTTATACAAACTGCCATAAAGATATTCCACCATGACGAAGGTGTGCGATAGGTCCAGCCATTCCACATATAGCGTGCACCTTCGATATCATTCGCCGACAATGTGATATCAGACTCAATTACAGGCCTACCTAAATGCACGGATAATGTACGAAAGTAATCTTCCTGCAAAGCTATCATTATTGATGGTCTGTATTCACCGCGTCCTTGCAATACTATCCTCGACATTCCCTGTAGCGAAATATCATTATTACCATGATCCTGTGTATCAGGATGCAATAACCCCCACGCATGCCCAATTTCATGCAGAACTGTAAGTCTTATCACCATCCGGGCAAATGCTTCGATGGAGGTTTGTCCGCGTTCAATGTAATGATCAGAAATCATCGTCTCATACAGAGATGGGATACCCTCACTTAAATTATCACGTATAAAAGTGATGCTGGTAGGCGCAGGGCCTGTAATATTATTCGCTAAACTGGTCACCCCATAGACACCTGCACCATGTATACCTCCGCCATTTTGCAGATGAAACTGGACACCTTGGTCAACCGCAGAAACCGATGCTTCACTTAGTCTTGGTCCTCGGTAGAAAAAACTCCCCCCCCATGCTGTCATAGCCTGACGGATCATTTCATGAATATTAACAGTGATAACTAATGGCCCACCAAGTGGACCAAGCCCTTCAAATATCAATGGGACCGCTTCTAATGCAGAATCCACATAGTAGTTAAAGCGTCCAGAATAGAAGCGCCTCATGTGTTGCACACCATTACCACGATCTGCATGACCTTCCTGACCAACAATCTGGGTAAACTTAGGATCAATATTGACTGCACGCACTGAACTTGTAAGTCCCATGACGACCAATAGCCATCCGGCCAGAATAATCCTGCAATACTTCATAATTTAACGCCCTATAGGTCACAGATTAATTTCAGCTTTCGCAAGCTGGCAATCCTGATTATCGTCGGTATACACAGTAATATTAACCGAATCACCTGCCAACATTGAAAGACGTAAAATAATATCCACGTCCGGATTGATATTATAAGTATGACCGCCAGAACAACTCACCGCGAGAAGATCATCAGCGCTAATAGTAACTGGCTGTCCTGATTGCACTTGTTGCCTTATGGCATCAGTGTTAGGTACAAATGAATAAATAAACCCTCCCTGAACATATGAACTTGATTGTTTTAAAACAAAATAATTTTCAAACGATTTAGTTGTATGAACGGAAGGGTCCAGAAGTGGGCTTGATGGTTCAGAACTAAAACAGTTCTGTGTAAAAGTGAGAGCTAACAAACTCAGGGCGATTAAGTGTTTATTCATTTAAATTTTCCCGGGATTAAATATGATTTAATAAGACAACTGCCGTAACCCGGCAAACATTTGCCATATCAATAAACTGAACATCTACATATATACTAAGCGCATTATAATAAGAGCTATTTAGCATGCTAATCATCCCCCTATCAGATGTTATTAACTTATTATGGCATGTTGTCCTCCCCGCAATGTTGGCTCCCGTCGGGCTTGATGTCGGGCTTGATGACGCTATATTATATTCGTAATAGCTATGTTCAATTTCTTTTTTAATCGTAACAACCTTTATTGCATCAATACCAAAACTTGACGAAACGCTCGAAGCAAAGCTGCATGAGCTAAAAAAAATAAAACTAAAAACTATCAACCATTTTTTCATTACATAACCTCCAGTTAGATGATACTTAATAAGGGTAATAAAACACAAAACCCACTTATAGTGGGTTCTTTATTGCCGGTCTGTCTCAATACATTCATGCTATTCCGAAATAGCCCGCCAGCGGTTTAAAAAACACACATCAGGCTCTTATCTAACGACTGACTTCCATTATTTCATGCACTGTCTGATTAAACCGATCCTCTTCCAGCTCAACCCCAACAGCGCAACGCCCAAGTGCAATAGCGGCTTTAACCGTTGAACCTGACCCCATAAAGAAGTCCGCAACCACATCTCCGGGTTTGCTGCTGGCATTGATTATCTGCCTCAACATGTCCGCAGGCTTTTCACAGGGATGCTTGCCCGGATAGAACTGGACAGGCTTATGTGTCCATACATCGGTATACGGAACAGAGACTGAAACAGCGAAAGGACGCCGGAGCGCTTTGAACTCACCCAGCAGATCAGAATATTGCCGGTTTAACGACTGCCACGTTGCCACCAGCTGGTGGTGTGGTTTATCAAGTTCATGGTTTACATGTTTCTCGATGGCAATTTGCGTGAACAACGCCTGCAACTTCAGATAATCAGCCTCATTCGGCAGTTGCCACTGGCTGGCGCCGAACCAGTGCGAAACCATGTTCTTCTTGCCCGTCGCATCGGCGATCTGTTTTGAGGTAACACCCAGTGCTGCGCGTGCATTACGGAAGTAATCAATCAGCGGGGTCAGTACATGCTGTTTAGCGTCGCTGCACTGCACTGCGTAATTATCGGGCTTATACGGTCCTGGATAATGCTCAGCAAACAGGATACGTTCCGTTGCCGGAAAGTAAGAGCGCAGGCTTTCTTTATTACAGCCGTTCCACCGCCCGTGAGGCTTTGCCCAGATAATGTGGTTCAAAATATTGAAGCGGTGGCGCATCAGCAATTCGATATCAGCGGCCAGTCGATGGCCACTGAACAAATAGATGCTGCCATTAGGCTTTAGCACCCGCCAGAATTCAGCCAGGCACGTATCAAGCCATGCCAGATAATCTTCATCACCGCGCCACTGATTGTCCCAGCCGTGCGGCTTTACCTTGAAATAAGGGGGATCAGTGACGATTAAATCGATGGAATTATCCGCAAGGGATGCAAGAACCTGAAGGCAGTCAGCATTGAACAGCTCAGCACTGTTTATTTTTACAGTATTTTTCATAGATCAGTAAGCAGGACTCTGGTAGGCTCACCGTGCTTTAGCGCTAAAGCTGTGGGCCTAGGTTCGCTTGTGACCATAAGACATGAGCGAATGGCTGGTCGGGTGCTACAACACCCACCAGCCGCCCATTTCACAGCAAAAGCCTCCAGTTACTGGAGGCGCTTGTAACATCCAACCTGGTATTCCGATAAACCCGCCATGACTAACTGCGTCAGTATTAACAGGCATCGTTCACATGTCAGATGTGTATTCTGTGCAATTTCCCCAACCGTAGCGGGTTTGTCGCTTAATTCATTGAAAACTGCCTTTGCTGTTTCCGTCATATCCTGCTGTTTTAGCATGTCTTTTACCTATATTTTTGGTGTGACACACAGATAACTCTGGTTCGATAAAGCAGCAAGCTAAAAGTCTTTTTGCCGCACCAGCAGGCTATTAATCAACCTTTAGGCGTACAAAACTGCATTTGCCGTAATTCCGTAATATTTATGGTAATAATACACACTATACACACCATTTCATTGCACATATAAATATTGGTGTGTATAGTGTGTACATCAGTTAACGAGGTGGAGGAAACTTGAAGAGTTCGGAACTGATAAGGATGTTAGAAAAAAATGGTTGGACGTTGGACAGGGTTAAAGGCAGTCACCACACGTTCAAAAACCCAGATTTTCCTGACCTTGTAACAGTACCCCATCCCAGCAAAGAGATTAAACCGGGCACCCTCCGGCAAATCCTCAAGAAAGCCGGGATCAAGTAAATAAGGATAGCGCCTCCCGGGGCGCGCCTTTACGACGAATTCCACGGGGAGTTAAATATGCATTACCCAGCGTTTATTGAAATTGATACCGACGGTTCCGCCAGTGGTTGGTTCCCGGATGTTAATGGTTGCATCTTTGCAGGTGACACCATTGAAGAAACAATTGCAGATGCACAGAGTGCTATCGACGCACATTTTGAAGCGTTAGTCGCAAATGGTATCGAGATACCGGCACCCAGAAAAATGCAGGAACACATCGCTAAAGATGCCTCCGAATACACCCACGGTCAGTGGGTGCTGATCCATATCAACATGGACAAATTCGACGGCAGAGCAGAGAGAGTTAATATCACATTGCCGCACAGGTTATTACACCAAATCGACAATGCCGTCAGGAGCCATACAGAATATGGCAGCAGAAGTGCCTTTATCGCCGCTGCAACCCGAAACGAACTGCATAGGGTAAGGTAAATCTGTTCTTCACCTCTTGGCCCTGTGCGTCAAATGCCCTGGTTTTACCAGGGCGTTTTTCTTACATTCGGCTGAACACTGAAAGCCTGCGGTCGACAGATTTGAAAGTGCGAAAACTGTAAAACTTCCAGTGTTCATGCGAATGGATCCCATCCTGCACCTGAAGGTAGTTCGTATATTGCAGGCATTAAAAAACCCCGCCGTGGCGAGGTTTCTGGATTTTATGTCGCTTCTCATCGCTGCCATCGTGGCGCAGCTTTGCCAAGCATGCCTGAATTATTCATATTTCTGGCCCGTTTTCAACTGTTATTTTTAAATTTTGCCGTAAATGTCCAGCTTACCCTAGCGATACCATTTTGTTTTTCCACATCAGGCAGTGCTTTTCCGCTTTATCAGCCAGCAACGCAATATCAGGGCAGGTCAGCGTTCGCAGTGTTTCGTAATGAATCACCACATGCCCTGCCCGTTCGACTATCTCATTGAATTCACCAAGAGTGGCTATGTGCTCGCCAGGCTTGAGTTTACGCTTGCTGGTGGGTAAATCGTTTACGTAGTGAGTGATGAGGGTGTAGCGGATTGGTTCAGGAGCGACTGGCGATGTGCTGGTGGGGCTTTTCTGTAACTTGGCTTCCATATTGTTGAAAGCAGTAATGTAGTCAATTTTCCACTGAAGCGCTTTTTTACCCGTGAACCCCATGACGATCAATACAAAGGCGTCGCGAGTGAGTTCATACATTGGGGTCGATATTCCAGGTCCGCCGTTAGGATTTTCGCGAAGATAGGACGTCTCCGCAAAATTACGGAGACGATATGCAGGATCGCATTCTTCCATAATAGAGCGAGTTTTCCTTAGAACATCATCGTGTCGTTTGTGGAAATAATTCGATACAGCAAGGGATGTTGTGACTACGCGGTCACTGTGAATTGTTATTTCGGGGGTGAGAACGGGAATCATGCAGACCATGACGATCTCCTTTTGTGTTTTAGTTTGAAGTCACCAATTAGTAGTTGGTGACCAGGTGTCAACTAGAGCCACAAAAGATGCTCCGGGCATATTTCCCTTTCGGGTATTGTATTAACGCCTCTCCACCCGGCCTTCGGATGTGTTTACGCCGTATTGCAGGCATAAAAAAGCCGCAAAGCTATCGGGTGCGGATGACCGCTTTTGTGTTCTAGTGCGATTAGTATCCGACAGCCTTGCAGTTGTTGTCAAATATCAATTCTGAGAGGCCTTCCCCCCGGTGCACTGGTAAGTGATAGTTACTGAAGTCTGTATGCAGCCCCATCCGCCCATTTGATTACAGCGGGATTCTTGACCACCAAACATTTCAGCTCCTGTATATCCCCAGGTTTTGCATTTTTTCTCAGCCTTTTGTGACATATTACTCTCATTAAGAACTGGAATTTGGTCAACTCTGTAGGTGTAACCCATCATTACGACTCCATCAGATTTGCTGCCATTTATGGGATAAGTCTCAATATTTGTTTTCCTAGCGCACCCCGTTAATCCCACCAGCGCGACCAGCATCCCTGTCATCATTAACTTCTTCATATTCTAACCATGTTTTTTATAAGGGTTATTATCATAACCTAGCGCATAAAATCGCTCGAAAAAAACAATATGCATTTTTACGCATTAGATTTACTACTTACAAAAACCACCACTGCTTGCAGTGAGTCTCGCCGGATATCTATTCATGTTAACTTACAGGTGTTGCATAATGTGGAACATTTGCTATACTGTTCCACAACAAGGAACATGGACGGTCTCATGATCAAAAGCTTTAAGCACAAGGGTCTCAAAAAGTTTTTCCTCAAAAATGACAATAGTGGCATTGAGCAAAAACTCGTTAATCGTATAAAAACCAGACTCACCATGATTGATGCCGCAGACTGCATTGATGCCATTGATATGCCCGGTTATGACCTCCACCAGCTTAAAGGTGATCGCAAGGATATCTGGTCAATCAGTGTTTCTGGTAATTGGCGCATTACTTTCAGGTTTATTGATGGTGATGCCGAAATTCTCAACCTGGAGGATTATCACTAATGAGAATGTCAGCCCCTGCTTATCCCGGCGAAATTATTTCTGAAACCCTGGAAGACATGAATGTCAGTCTTCGTCAGTTCGCCAAAGCCATGGATATCGCCCCCTCAACGGCGAGTCGCCTGCTGTCCGGACACACAACTGTCACACCAGAAATGGCACTAAAGCTCGCAGTCGTTATTGGTAGCACCCCGGAAACATGGTTAAAAATTCAGGCCAATTACAGTCTTGCTCTGGCCCGGCAAACAACCGATATAACCCACTTGCATAAATTGTCATTTGCCTGAACACCAGCCTTTCGGGGCTGGTTTTCCCGGTTATCAGTTTGTGTCAATCGGCATCCATGGTGCGCCGAACGGATAGAAATGTTCTGGCCTGAAAAATCTGAATGCACCAGCGCACTCGCTTTCTCGCCTCGTGCTTAGTTAACCAGGGTGCGACCTGCTGCAATTCCCGTGTGAGATCAGAAATTTTTGTACGTGTGGTGTAATACTTCATACCAATCAAATAGACAGGATCATCCGCTTTAAAGGTGCCAAGAACCGCTCGTTCAACAAGGTCTGCATCATCCCGCCAGCTCGCCTCGTCAATCATGTCACTCAGGGTAACGGCCCAAAGTATGGTGTGCGCCCGACGAATGGCCTCCCTACCCTTGAAGCCTTCTTTATGAGCCTGGTTTATTGCTTCAGTGATGCGCGAAAGCTGGCTGTCTGACCATCCGTTATCTTTCGCATTTGTAATGAGCCGATTGCAGTTTTCCAGACGATACTGGGCGCTGGTTTTACCACCAACACATTCTCCCCAGACTGTGAGCAATGATTTTATCCAACCAGACTGGATGCCGGTTAACGGAGTAAAGCGCCCCAGATAGCTTTTGCGTGGCGCAGCTGCCGTGCGTTGTATTGCCGTCAGGTAGATTTTTTTCTGCTTTGGAGTCATTTTGTCATTCCTGCTGACAGGCATTTTGCGTAGTTCCGGATAATTCGATAATCCACCAGCAAAGTACCGGATGCCCGATATAAACGAAGGCGGGCCCAGCGCTGGCGAAGCAGGTAGACACTGGCAAGGTAAGTCATGCTGTCACCTGTTTCTTTAATGCCCTTAGGTCTGCCCGGGCTGTAGCACGAATGGTGGCTAACTCCTCCCGCGTCCATCGGTGCTCGCGGTTATCACACTCCAGTTCAACGACCTCAGCCTCCCCTACTTTTTTAACGAGGTTGATGCGGTACAACTCAATGTTTCCGGACTTATGGACATTACAAACATCGCACTGAAGCTGGATGTTGATTCGTGTAAAACGGAGATGGCCAGCTGCTGCTGTTGAGCGATAGTGGCCAGCGTGCCAGGCGAAAGCAGTACGAGTTCCGCACGATATACAGCCTTCCCCCTGGGCTAATGCCGTTTCGCGACAGACATCATTCACTGCTCGCTGCGTCATTCCTATCCAGTGGCTAAGGCGCTTTGCTGCTGCTTTTCGTTCTCGCCATGCGGCTCGAGCAGCCTTTTGTTGCTGTTTAATACGGCTTTGTTCTTCCTGTTGTTCCCTTGTCCTGGTTTTAGCTGTGCTGGCTTTCCCATATGCACAGGCGCAGGAATAGCTGCAAACGGTCTGTTCTGCACGGGAAGGATTGAACCATTGTCGGCACTCTTTATTTGCGCATTTTCGGCGGGCAGGCTTTTTCATTGCTCACCACCAGCGGTAAACAATAGATGTGAAAATTCGCTGGCGAATGGCTTCGTCAGACGGATAGGTTTAGGTCGGTAGTATTTTAGCGCCATGGTGTTCTCCGTGGCGCGGCAAAGCAGGTGTCGGTTGTTCAGGCCTACGAGCGTGATTATATCAAATCAACTTGCTCTATAGTCATTTTTTATCGCAATACATAAACCGCACCTTTCCATGAACTCAGTAAATTCGTTAAAGGTATAACGACGCTCAGTACCTTCTTCAGGGAAAAAATCGAACATCGCAACCACAGTCTGGTCATGGCAACGAATCACCGCATAACCCGTAGCAGGTAACTCTACTTGCTTCATCACTTTAAACCTCTCACGCACTCATCGTGCTATTGAACAAATATTATCAGGGCCCAGCCCCCACAAATAACAACTGGATATAAACACAGTGTTATTCTTTTGCTCAAGTATGCACAAAACTAATGATTCCACGCAAGGTTATTTATCATACTGATTTAAAAATATTTTTTGCTACTTTTGCGCAAAATTCAATCGTCACATTTAACAATTTAGTGACGACAAAAATGTCGAACTCAACTGGTTGAATGAGTGTATTTCGTCAGTGAGTGTCGAAAAGTGTCACTATCAACTGTCGATGACGGAATGCTTAAAGCCATTACCCATAGTGATTGGAGGTAGATAGTTTGTTGCTTTTTTGTGGTGCCGCTTTAATCGATTTTGCAGATCAATTTCTACTTTATCGATCGGCATCACCGATCAATTGCAATGATTGCGTGATATCGGATTGGTCGTGCCGAACATAGTGCTGCAGTTACGGGCGTAGCTACGCCGCGCCTATTCGAAAGGGCGCTTCGGTGTGCTTTTTTATCAGATAATGGAATAAGTAAAGTTGTATCGGTGGGATATCGCTAATGTAGGAATGGGTGCCTGAGAACGCTCCAGATCAACTGCATCAAGAGTGGCGGGAATCGCTTCCCGCCTGGTCTCTTACTTAACAGATTCGTAAGCCGTGAAGACAGCGACCTCCGTAGGTCCGCTTCGGATGCGTACCTCGCAGAGGTCTTTCCTCGTAACCAGTACCGCCATTACAGCGGTGATACAGATGACGATCAGGGCGATTATCATCGCCTTTTGCTGCTTCATAGCCTTCTTCTCCTTGACCCGAAGGTCGGTAAGAGGCTAATCTTGATGTTGTGGACATACAGGAGGCCTCGGGTTGATTTATCAGCTCGGGGCTTTTCTCTATCTGCCGTTTGCAAAATGCTTAAGACAGATAGTCTCAAGCACCCACCAGCATTCTACACGCAATAAAATCAACCCGGTAGCAAATATCTGCGTACGGCAATCACTCCCTCTGCAACGCCCTGTCCCTCAACTGCTCCCATACACCAAGCTCTATCGCCGCAGTCTTGACGGCTGTAAAGAACGCCTCGTTGCCATCCTGTTGGTTCAGCAATCTATCCAACTTTGTCCGCACCCCTGTGAGTTCATTTCTTGCGACATTCAGTCTTCTGATTGCCCGATTGCGGCGCTCACGCAACATTTCATTCAATTGCGTTTTATTTTTCAGCTCAATGGCCTGCCGCCGGATAATGGCGTCTTTACCTTCAGACTTCCGACGCATCTCATCGCGTAGCTTTTCACCTGCTACAATCATTGCTTCGAGTTGCTCAATGTGGTTTTTAATGTACTGAACAGACATCACCTCATCTCCTGCTGAGTAGCTTTGTTGTGTACCTCGTAGTACTCCACGCCGATTGCCTCCAGAAACAACGCCAACTGATTAAAATCAGTCCATGCCCTGATCTGGCATTTACCTCGTGAGGCCTCTATGAATACCGGCGCACCGGTGGCGCACATTCCCATAATTTGCCAACGATTGAGCTCATGGTTACGCAGCACTACCACTCGTTTAAAAACACCCACCTCAAACCATGCTTTCCAGTCGCGTTTTTTTCGCATCGTGAATTTCATAACGACAAATCACCCTATTTGTTAGGTTCGTTTACCTACTTTTGTCTTTTCGCTTCTTTTAGCATGGCAGCCCAGCACAACTTAGCTCTATGCGCTGCCTGCTCGCATCCACTCATAGCCTGGTACTTTTCCCATTCTCTCTCGTTGCCGAAAAACTCATCAGGCTCAGACTCAAACCCAGCAATAACCATATCCTCGGTTGCCTCAATCGGAACAAGCGCGTAACCATCAGGCACTACTGCTGGCTGTGGTGCTGACCAATCCACACCAAACCAAATAGGCAGTTGTGGCGTTTTGAATAGCGGTACAATGGTGTAAGGAATTTGGTCGTCATCAAGCCCATCGTTAAGGCTTGATATCACATCGTCAATATCGCTAACCTTCACGCCAACACAACACTCATCCATGTATGGTGTGCCGTCCGGTTCCTCAATTCCGTACATAAACGGCTGCTTACTCGCTTCCCGTAATGCCAGTAGCTCGCGGGCCACTTCCATTTGTTCGCCGCGAGTTAGTCCGTTATCCAGTGGTTGGCGAATGAATTGCTCCAGGCGCTCAGTGCTCAGATTGGTTGTCATAGCGTTGCCATCCTGCGTTTATCAGCCCTGTTTTGTGATGCGCTTGAGTCTTTCCATGTAACAGCCTGAAATCCATCAATGTGAAATATCACAGCCAGGCGATTGCTGAGGCGAAAATTACCCGCTCGACCAGCTAACAGGGTGCGGCGTATAGCTCTATTGCTTGTGCGATTAGCCATTAGTCACCACCCCATTCATCATAAAAGAAATCATCGACACGCTTTTGTGCGTAATAAGCGGCCTCAATTTCACCTTCGGTTATGTCGAACGATTTCCCATTCAATTCAACCATGCACTCCAGCGCTTCACCCCAATCTTCAAGGGATGCCGTTCTTCTTGTCGCACTAAAATCTGCCATCGTCACTCCCCTCAGCATGAATGTTTGCTGTTTGTTTTTCTGCCCAGTATTCGCGCACCTTCTCCATTGCTGAGGCGCAAAAATCATTGTCGTGACAACGGTTGGCAAGCAGCCATGAATAGAATCGCTTCAAATCACTCGATTGCTTCACAGGCTTAACCGCTGCGGCTTCAAGTTCGGCTATGCGATTTTCGGCAGCAACAAACTTATCTCGCCACAAATTAGCTGTGATAAAGGCAGACTTACGGTAAGCCTCCTCTTGCGCCAGCGCCGCGATCAGCGCCAAAGCGTTTTCTGGCTGCCAGGCAGCAATGAACTCGGCATTTGCTTGCTGTTCTTGCTGGAACGCCTCATCAAAGCCACTATCTGGATGAGCACCTTCAATCTTGGCTATTGCCATAAATCCCTGAACTTCACGTGAGATAATTGCGTCGTCACTTTCAAATGGGCTGTCACCATCTCCGTACTGAAGAAGCCACTCGCCACTAGTAGCTTTCTCCGCTGCCGCTTTCATGCTGGCTACCAGCGCTTCTAGTGAGTTAGTCATTGTTGGCCCCTTTGATATGAAGGCGCGGCTCACCATCTTTCGGCGCAGGCCACTGGCGTTGTTTATTCACTTCCAGCTTTTCAATCATCGCTTGGGTGATTTGCTCGTCAGTGATACCGGCGCGGCGCTGCGCATCCCATAAAAGGAATTGCATATCAGCCCATTCGCTCAGGTCGTCAGGCTCTGCCGCTGCCTCAAGTGCTTCTTTGCTTAGGTGCTTCAGCGGCCCAATCGGGCCAACACTGCCGAACGTGACTTGCGACCATTCCGCGTGCTGTTGACGAATTTGTTCGCGCTTTGTCAGCGCTTCAATGTTATTGCTCATCGTTCACCTCAACATTTATCAAGACGTTCAGATCATCGCTAACGGTCACCATTGCGCACGTCATGTCGCAGTATGGCGATAGCTGGTCTTCTTCACGCTGCAACTGAATCCTGGTTTCGCCCCGGTTGTAATTGATGTAGCAAACACGAAACCAGGTGTCGAAAAGCTCAATTACATCGTTTGGTTTGAGTTCTGATGCTGTGCGCTTTGTAAGCGTTTTACTCATTGGCCTGACTCCTGATAAAACACCTGTAATCCCAGCTTTTCAGCCAGTGCCAGCTCTGCTCTCGCCCCTTTCGATGTCACCCAGTCTTCAAGCAGGTAAATTGCATCAGCGCACTTGAGCATGGCGAGATCAATATCCATGTATTCAGCCTGAGTAAGACCATTGGGAAGTATTGCCGGGTTCAGAACCGTATAGCCCTCTTCGCCCAACTCCGACTCCGCGCCATGGAATGCAGGGCGGTTAAATTCAGGCAGGCCAGTCATTGGGCCTGAGATGTAAACTTTCACGCTCCCACCCCGCTTTGCTTCGCTACTTCACTGTTCCACTGCTTGATAGCCTGAGCTTCCGCAGCACGCCAGGCATCGCCACCTTTGTGATAACCAGCAGTTGTTCTCAGGCATCCGCAGGGGCAAGTGACGCTCTTGTAGCCCATGACACACCAGCCGCCACGAGGTTCACGGGTGGTGATGTTTGGTTTTTGGCCCTTAGGGCAGAGTTTGAGTAGAGTGGTCATCACAGCCCCAGAGCACGCTGCTGGCGGGCCAATTGACGTACTGTCGTGCGAAGCTTTTCCAACTGCGTTAAGCGTGACTTCATACGACGAATCTCTGTCGCTATAGCTTTTGGCGTTGGGCAAGCCATTTCAGTTGCCTGGCGCTTCGCCATCATCGGGATGGCATCCAGGAAAGCAGCGTCACTTTGAGCAATCGGAGCTGGTACCGCTGGTATTATGTCTTTACTCGCTGTTTCTACTTCAGGTGCTACTGTGGTGGCCATAGTGTTTTTCGGCAATGCGAAGTGGAATACATTCCCGCGCTTTTCACGAACCACCCGCCCCTTGTTCACCGGCATGGCCAGCGTTGAAGCAACCGCACGAACAGTAGTACCTGCAAGTTTTGCCATTTGCTCAGTCGTGAGCTCGCCATGATGCGTAAGTAGTTCGGCCAGAACTGACTCATTAATTTTGCGGGCTGGCGCAGCCACTACAGGTGACGCTGGTCGCTCTTTCCTGTTCAGGATTCTAACCGCTGGCACCGCAGGTTTGACTGGGGTTTTAGTCCCTGTATCCGTCAATTGCCACCAGCCGTTAACCAGCTCAATCTGGTTAAGTTCTTCATGTTCGCGCAACATGACAAGGATCTCTTTCACGTCGATTTTCATGCGGGCAGAAATTTCGCGTGCTGTTGCTTTACCCATTGCTTTCAGTGCTTCAAGAATTGTTTCCATGCTCTTCTCCAGACTTAATTAATCCAGCCGCTCGGCGGCTAATTCGTTTTTTTGCATACGGGTAGCCTGTTCAGCCCAAAGCCGATCCCATGTACGTTTTGACGCTTCAGGTGACATGCCCCCCACGCTGGCATTCGAAGCCAGCTTGCGGACACAAAGTTCCAGCGAGGATTTCAGGATCAGGTTTGCGGCCTGCCCAAGAAACCGCTTGTAGGCAGCATCACGTTCGTTGCAATCGATAACGGGCGCCCTGCAGGACGGGCGTCCCTCTGCGTCCCATTTACGGGCCAGCGGTAAATACCGCTCAAAGTTTTCAAAGCTGAAAAGCGTCTTCGGGCAAAGATGCTGGGACATTTTCATGTCGTCGCTCCAGAGATCGGCCCGGTGATCAATAACCAGGATCAGCTCATCAGCAACGTATTCGTCCAGCAGCAGGCCGTTGATAAAACCCATCGTGGTTTTGCCGTCCTGGAATGCTGCACCGGTGGATTTGTTGAGATGGTTTAAAACCCGCAACGCTGGATCCTCGAAATCGTCGGGCAGCTCGTCTGCCTGACATTCTTTTGGTTCTTTGACTGGTTCAATGACTGGTTCAAAAGAGTGACTGATTCTGGGTGAATCTCCTGCACTACCCCCTGGTGTATCTCTTTCACCACTTGGTGAACCAGTTGCACCAGATGGTGAATATCCTGCACCACCCGTTGGTGAATCTGGTGCATCAGGTAGTGAATCTCCCGCACCAGTAAAATCAAGGTGATATACATTGCTGGAGTTACCTTTTGGCCCCTTCCTCAGTTCTTTTTTTACCAGACCGCATTTGCAAAGGGCCGATATGTGGCTCATCACTGAGCGCCGGCTGATTTCACATTGCTCCGCAATGTGCTGGTAACTTGGCCAGCATTCGCCAAGGTCGCTTGCGTTGTCAGCCAGCTTAATCAGGACAAGCTTCCGAAGCGGGTTGCCAACCCTGACTTTCATTGCTTTAACCATCAATTCCATGCTCATTCATCACTCCTCGGCTTACGGCCAAACGAGAGTGATTTCAAATCATCGGTGTGAATAACCAGGTAGCCACCCCGCTCGGCCATTTCGATGAAAGTACCCAGACTGGCGATGACTTCATTCTTCCGCACAGCCCTAGAATCGATAACCTTGCCGTTCTGCAAAGTGAGGAGGATTTGAGAGCATTCAGGGAGTGATGGCTGGTGGCCGTTTAGTGTGGCTTCCATGGCATTGAAGGCGGTGATGTAGTTTTCTTTGAAGGTGGCGGCTTTCTTACCAGTGAACCCCATAGCGAGGAAAGCAAAACCGTCTCGGGTAATTTCGTAGGCTTGGTAGTTATTCCCGCGATGCTCAAATTGAACCCGCGAAAAGTTGCGGGTTAAAAATTCATCAGAACACTCTAGGGATTCGATTTTTTGAACGACGTGATGGTGTTGTTTGGTGAAATATTCAGAGACAGCAAGTGACGTGGTAACGGCTTGACCGTTAGTGATGATAATTTCAGGTGTAGCAAGGGCGGGGATCGTAGCCATGATGGCAACCTCATTAGTCGGTATTAAATACCCACCACCGAAGTTGCAACGCTTATGGGTGGTGAGACGTACAGGGGTTGCAATACCGGCGACTAATGAAACCGGCCAGCCCGAAGGCTGCCCTGCACGCCCCACCATAATGCGAATGTGGCAATGCTTAGCACATAAAAAAACCGCAAGAGCGCGGTGGTGCTCATTAATCAATTCCGGGTTGCAACGCCCGACAGCGGATTTTGCCGCTGTGGCGAAACTATAACGCCCGGAATTCTTGGAATCAATATGTAAATTCACGACTTCACCTCAACTTCAACAAACTCATTCAAAAACTTATTCCGGGGCATTTCACAGTTCTGGTCATAACCATCGCGTCGGAAAATAATCGTGTACTGACTGACTGCAACCACCGTAACTTTCTGCCCGTAACCATCTTTGTAATGATCCCCGGGCAAGACCTCTCGCACCTGCTGACAAGATTCGACGTTTGTATGGTTACGCTGAAGTTGTGTTTTGAATCTCTCCAGCAAATCGGCTGTGTTACGCATGATTGCCTCCGGTTCAGCTAAACTGTCGCCGTTTCGGCAACGTGGCTTTCTTGACAGGTTCGGTTCGTGGTGGCGCAGCAGGTCGACGGTTGTGTTTTAGGTAGAATTTTGCCTTGTCGATTAGCGCCTGAACTCCCGTGTTCGGATGGAAGCGTCGGTATTCCATTGCATGCGCCACTGCGGCAGTTGCTTCGCTCTCATCACATTTACTACCGGACAGGAGCAGGCTTTTAATCTGGGTGCTAAGAAAATCGTTATGCTGCATACCCTTCCCCTACAGCAGCAGCTGATCGGCATGCGCAAGCTGCACAACCAGACCAGGGACAAATACGGCGATCGAATTAATAGCCTCAATGGCCTCTTTCTGAATAACGGCCAGAGGTGCCCCGGTCAGAACGGCGCAAATAACCTCTGAGTACTCCTTACTAGAAGCAGCCACTCTGTGTTGTTCGTCTTTTTGCTCCGCGAGTTCGGTATCGATGGCTGCGCGAACAGCCGGTGCCAGCAACGCTGCAAGACGTTTGTATTTCGGCGTGGCGCCACGGAAAGCACGCTTAATTATTTGGCCGTTGTTATGCACACGACGTGCGTACTCAGAAACATCATTGACACCATCGATGACCTCCAACAAATCACCGAGGTGATGCCTGGTAATCAGTTCTGTTACGCATTTCCAGCCCTTTTTGTCGGCCCACGCTTCAAGCTCGATATGCAGCGTTTTGATTTCCATGAATCAACCCTCAAGCGTCCGGAGTGTTAGTTTGTTGTTTTCTTGGAACGTTGGCGTTCGGCTTGTATTTGTCGTAAAAATCAATGTCGTATATCAGCGCTCCATTAGATGCGCGAGCTAGCCGCTCAGCCCTCCCTTGGGGAATAATTTCTCCCCAAGCCGAAACAGCAGCAGAACTTACACCGGCAGCACTGGCAACCTTTACTCCAGTACCAAAAAAGGAAATAGCATCTTGTTTGTACATTCTTAACTCCTTAATTCAATTTTTCTTGAATGCTATGAGTTAAAGATATTTAAGTCAAATAAATTTAAAATAATCTAATGACAAAGACATTCGGACAGCGCTTAAAAGAGCGCAGAAAAGAACTGGGGCTAACTCAGAAAGATATCGGAAAGAGAGCCGGTGTTACGCACGCGGCTATATCTCAATGGGAAAAAGAAGATAGCTCCCCAACAGGAGCAAATCTGTTTGCTCTGAGTAAAGCGTTGAAATGTGATCCTGTATGGCTGATTGAAGGCAAAGAGAGCAATGAGCCACCGGCACCTAGCTCTACTCGTGACCTAGACCCGAGAGAAGAAGAGCTACTTGATCTTTTCGCATTTCTTAGTGAAGAGAGTAAGCAGGTGTTCATGACGCAGCTTCGCAAAGAGGTCGATCGCCTTGACTCCCTGATGAAAGAGTTGTTGGCAAACAGAGAAAAACTGAACAAAACTAACTCCTGACAAAGACCGCTGATTTCCATTCTAAAGGCTGAATTATTAACCCCTCAGCCTTTTTTATCACCTTAAATTCAAATCTTTTTAAATTTTACCCTTGCCAAATAATTCAAATGAATTTAAATTAAATCTACAATTTGTCACACCGCGTGGCAATGCAGGTTTAACAACGTTCCGCCAGCCTGGCGATAAGGGCAAAGGAGATTAAGATGATGGTATTAATCAAACAGGTAACAGCTTTATTCCAGTTCCAGCGCCGTAGCGTTCCGGTAATCCATACTCCGGCGTACCCGGAACTGGCCAAGGGCCGTGCATGTTCTTTCCGGGACAGCGTGACATTTTCATCATGGCTAATCTCGTTCAACCGTAACTCTGGCTATTACTACTGCCAGCCAGCAGGTAACACGAGACTCATTCGACAGCCTTATGTCTGTCGCAAACTTGATCCACGTCTGGTGCCAGCGGGAACGGGATTACACTGATGGGTCACTTATTTGCTTTAGTGCTGTCCGCAGTCATGGCCAACGGTGATTTTCAGGATGTAGTCCTGGGTGTGTATGACAGCCAGTTGCTATGCGAGCAAGCAGCAACAGAACAGAGAGTCAGTGGAGAGTGTCGCCCGGTTGACGGAATTATTCACGCTGGCGAGCTACCGGAATTACCCGCTAAATTTTAATCAGGAATATTAATTCACTTGTCGGCTAATAACGCGACGGTATTCCTGCACACAAAATTCATAAATCAATAAACATGCCTTAACTGGCAGGGAATCATTCAACCTAAATAAGGGTAAATCATGTTCTCTCAAATTTTCAACCAGATATTTACGCTCAATAAAATCAGTCATGAAGTTGCAGAGGTAATTGCTGACGAAAATGTTTTTTCTTATTTCGTTTTTAATAAAGATAGCAGTGTAACCGTCAAACTCCCTGGTGGGATTGTTCACGACACCTTCCCTTGCCATCACTGCGCGCTGGATGAAGTCACACGTATCTGGTTTTTAATTCGTGAGGCCGAAATTAAGGCGCAGCGCCGCACCACCGCTGTAATGAACCTCATGGTCGTCATCAGTTGCGCAGGGCTGGCAGCATGAGCCGGGCGTGTTCTTGCTGTACTCGCGTCTTCGAGGATGCAGAGCTAAACCCGCGTCAGGTGGGTAAAGGTTATACAAGTCGTACAGTTTATTACTGTGCTGGTTGTATCGAAAAGAAATGTCAGGGAGCGCAGTTAAAAAGTGCTCGCACCATTTACCGCAAACAAGCATACGCACGCGCTTACCGTTAATTAACGAGGTCTATATGTCTGTTGAATTAAAAATATTTGGCGGGACCCTTTTAGTAAAAGATAAATCCCTGAAAAAGGATCCTGATTTAAAGCCTCTGGCTATTGCTGTTAAAGCCGCGAATAAAGCTGTCGCCGAAGCAATTATTGCAGGCAAGCTCGCTGAAACGTACCCTGCCAATATCAATGACTATCACAAACCGAAGGTGTGGGAAGATCGCCCGGGACTGCCGCGAGCGGAAATAGGTGTGTTCTGCTCTGACTTTTTTGAGACGGTTGCTGTATGGGACCCCAATACTGGTGAGCCAGCCCCCATGCCAACAGAGCCTGAATATGTAGAAGCAGCAAAGCTTCCTGGCAACCTCCGCGCCGCCCTGCTGGCTTTGTTTGGTCGCACAGATAACATCACCAGAGCGGAATACGGTCAGGCGATTGATTTGACCAATGACGATATGCCCAGTTTTACCCGCGAACTGGGTGAAGCGATCACACGTACACCACGTGTTCTGGCACTATCCCCTGAGCGCCAGACTGAACTGCTCGATTCCGTTCGCGCTAAATTAAAAGAAACCGCGCAGTGGCCAGACATCAAAAAATTCATGGATAAGTGGCTGGACACGCCACCAGAAAAACGCGACCTGCCAGTACCAGATAAACTCCGCACCCCAAGTGGAGCAACAGGCGGGGGCCGTAATCAGACAGATCGCGGTGTTGGGTTCGTAATGACCCATGACATCCTTGCGCTTGAAGTCGCCATGGCCCTTGTGGGGCGTGCCATGGATTTTGATATTTATAACCCTCCCGCCAGTATCGTTAACCAAGCCCGCGAAATCATCAACACAAAGGAAAAACCATTTCCTCAATGGTTTGAAGCATGGCGCAATATGCCTGGCGGCATGGACTACTCCCGCGCTATCACAATCTATTCCGTTAAATGTGCCCCAGAAGGCCTGACCATAGCGCCTGGTGCATTGATTACCTACCTGAATAAAACGTTGACCGAAACCGATCACGAACACCCTTCTGCCGACATCGTGGCAGCAGCATGTGGCATAAAATTACAGGAGAAGCATTCAGATGAAGATGCGACCAAACAAGGCACGGAGAACACAACAGGTGTTCTGGTCACTGACAACACAGAAGATGGCCAGCTGGCAGAAAATGCAGCTGGTGCTGGCGAACCAGCGCCGGAAGTAAAATCAGGTCGTACTGTATTTTCGCTCGAGGAGCTGGAAGCGGGTCCGGACGATACCCGTGCCATGATGAGCGATCGGGAAATTGAAATCTGCTACGAAGCTAATGCGCTTCTCTCTGGTGACACTGATGTCATGAGTAAAGAGGAAGCTGAAGGCGTAGTCACCTGTACCGGTCACCTGGTCTCCCACGTAGTTCCGTTGCTTGTCAGCGATATTGCCGCAACTGAATTCTGTCTGTCGCCTGAGTTCAGCGATGAAGAAATTCATCACGTGGCCACCAGCATTCTTGATGCCTGGTCTGATAACGAAGCAAAGCGTCAGATAGTTGCCCTGGATGCCATTACAGAATGGCGGACTGAGCTGCCTGCGTCAGCAGTTATTGCTAAGCCCGTAATTAAAGTTAAACCGCGCCCGGAGCCAGGAGTAACACCTGATCCGGATGTTAGCAGCACTCACTCAAACCACCTTTCCTACCACCAGCAACTAACCATCGCAGCCGTTCAGGGGCTTTGCGCTAACCCTGCTATTTTCGGGTGTTTTGAAGATATTGCATCGATGGCCACCAGCCTTGCCTCAGGCATTACGCCGGAGGTGGCAAAGTGAGAGTTTCCTCAAAACATGATGCTGCACTGGCCTTTTTGCTGGCGCTGACAGATACAACCCAGAACCTGACGGATATCTCCGCTGAGACTGAGCTGTCGATTAGTTATCTGGAGCAACTGGCGACGAAACTTCGTGGCGCGGGTCTTATCGAATCTACACGCGGTCCTGGTGGTGGCTACCGACTTTCGCGTCCACTGCACAACATCACTGTGGGGGATATCTTCAGCGCTATTGGTACCGAAACAAGCCGTCAGGGATTTGGCTTGTTCAACGAGATAGAGCGCCGTATCGGGCATGTTGCACTCAGTAATCTTAGCAGCGGAGCATCTGCGCCATGTACAAGATAACCGCGACAATCCATAAACCAGGCGGGCTCCCGGTCGAGTGGTTGCGTATGTCGAAAGAAGAGCTGACCCCAGCTCAGTGCGAGCGCATGTTCTCCCAAAGCAAAGAAGCCGGGAAGACAGCGGAGGAGCGCGTGCTGGTCAAAAACTTTAAGTGCGTCGCCTGCAAAAAGTCACTCAAAGCCGGAGCGAAACGCAATGGCAAGTAAGCGCCGGCTGCGGCGTAAACAGTGTGACGGAAAAGTCCAGCACCCCTCCCTTGCTGGTGCGCTGATAGCAATAAAGATGCTTCACCGTCGTTATGGCCATCAGGGACAAATGCGAGCGTATCGATGTCGGTTCTGCCACAGGTTTCATATTGGGCATGCTCCAGGCCGAAATGGAATTGGTAGTGGCTGGAAATAATGGTGACCAGTCACCGCTATTTAGAGTGATTTTCAGCAATCAGTTTTAACCCGGCCTGTGCTTTAAAGTGCAGGCCGACCATGAGGTGATTCATGCCGCAGGTCGTATTTAACGAAGAGTGGGTGGTTGAGCAAAAGCTCACAGAAAGAACCGGCCTGTCATGCGGCCAGATTAAAAGTTATCGCCATAAGGCATGGATTCAGGGCGTTCATTTCAAGCATGTAACTGCCGATGGTCTCACCGACTCCGATAAAGGTCTTATCTGGTACAACTACCCAGAAATTAACTATTTCATTAAGGATGCGTAATGGCGGGCTTTCCCACCGGTGTGGAAATTCACAACGGAAAAATCAGGATCTCTTTCAAATACAGAGAAACTCGTTGCCGGGAAGTTCTACAGGGGTGGACTGTCAGTAACGCTAACATCAAAAAAGCGGGAAATCTGCGCGCTCTTATATGCAGCGAAATTCAACTGGGCACATTTAAATATGAAAACCGATTCCCGGAAAGTAAGGCTATAAAAAAGTTTGCCTCACCCGTTCAGAGTGTTTCGAACTTTGGTGAGCTTTGTACTGCCTATCATGCTGTAAAAGTTGTTGAAATAACCCCTGCCACAATGATTATCACTCGGTCCCTTAGTGAATTATTTAAATTACTCATTGGCTCTGAAACATCACTAAAGGATATTCAACATCATGATGTGTTGATGTACAGGAAAAGACTTCTTGAGGGGGAGTTTAAGGCGCGTAGCAAAGGTAAGAGAACCGTAAGGACAGTTAATGCATACATTAGCCAGCTTTGTCGAATGCTCAAGTTCGCATATATGAGTAATTACATTCAACACACACCTTTTGAGAATGTGAAGATGTTAAAAAAATCATCTCTTGATCCCGATCCGCTAATGAAAGAGGAGCTAAGCCTCTTATCGGAACAATGGACGGGGCAATCCCTTAATTTGTGGATGCTTGCTGTATACAGCGGGCTTCGCCATGGTGAATTAACCGGGCTCGCCTGGGAGGATGTAGATTTAGAAAAAGGAGAGGTGCACGTTCAAAGAACGATTTCGCTCGCGAAGCAATTTGGCCCTCCAAAAACGCATGCCGGATTTCGCACAGTCAAACTACTTAAACCAGCGCTTGAGGCCCTGACGCGTCAAAAAGAGCTTACTGGTGATAAGACGCCGCTGAAAATTATTTATCACCATCGCGAGCATGGAAAGACAGAACAGCAGCAGCTTCGGTTTTGTTTTATGCCTTACCCCGAAAGGAGCCACCAAAGCAGGCATTTCTCCACTAATACAATTAACGATTCATGGGAGCGGGCAATGGCAAAATCTGGAGTACGTTACAGAACGCCATATCACTCCCGACATACCTATGCATGCTGGTTACTCTCTGCCGGAGCGAACCCTTCGTTTATTGCCAGCCAGATGGGGCATGAGAATGCCCAGATGGTGTATTCCGTTTACTCAAAGTGGATCGCAAAGATGAATGATGACCAGGTAAGTATGCTAAACGCAAAATTAGGATAGCTGCCCCCATGGTGCCCCTGAGCCAGTCTGAACCAGAAGAAAATCCTTTAATTTCATAACTATTTAGCGCCAGCCTTTAATAATAGCCAGATAAATACCGGTGCGCCCAGCGTTGCGGTCACAACACCTATCGGTAATTCTGCTGATGTCAGTGCCAGACGAGCAATGATATCAGCACCAAGCAGTACAGCGGCTCCTGCCAGCGCACTGGCGGGAAGTAAGATTCGGTGATCGGTCAGGCCTTTGAGGCGCAACATATGCGGAATGACCAGGCCGATAAAACCTATAGCTCCGGCGAGAGCGACACTCACTCCCACAAGCCAGCCCGTCGTAATCACCAAAATATTACGCCAAAGCCAGATGGGTA